GTGCGGCTCCAGAGTTTGAACTATTTAGAGATATTACAGGTGCAGATGCAAACTATATTGGTCAGATAAAGTTCAGTGCAGACAATGATGCAGATCAAAAGACTGTGTTTGCTAAAATTACTGGTAAGATTGGTGACGCTAGTGATGGCACAGAAGATGGTATTATTGAAATAGCACACATAAAAGCCGGATCGCAAAATATAAATGTTCGTATGACAAGTACAGAATTTAAAATTCTAAACGGTACTGACTTTGATATTGAAACACATGATGGTAGTAGTGCAGGTTTAAGATTAAACAATACATTGGTAACTGCCACTGCCGCAGAACTAAACATACTTGACGGAGTGACTGCAACTGCAAGTGAACTTAATATAATTGACGGTGACACTAGTGCAACTAGTACAACACTTGCTGATGCCGATAGAGTTGTTGTAAATGACGCAGGTACTATGAAACAGGTTGCACTTACAGATTTTGAAACTTATTTTGAAACTGCACTAGACACATTGAGCAATGTTACCAGTGTTGGTACACTAAATGGACTAGCAGTAGCAAGTACACAAACAATTAGTTTAGGATCTAATAGAGTACAAAATGTTGCTGATCCTGTAGGAAACCAAGATGCGGCGACTAAAGCATATGTAGATGCAAACGCTGGGTCAGGAGGCGGATCAAGTGGATTTACTGCAAGTACAACTACTACTGCACCAGGTAGTGATGGTGATTTTGATTTAAGTTTTAACGTAGCACAAGATACACAGGAAACACCTTTTGAATCAGGAGGCAGTGATGCTTTTGGTGTTTCTTTAGGTGAAGTATATGATCAAATGGAACCAGTAGGAAGCACAAGTTCAGTTGATTTAGGCGTACTGACATAATAAATATAGCAAAGGATTAAAAAATGCCAACACAGTTACAATTTAGAAGAGGTACAACCGCCCAGAACAATGCATTTACAGGTGCGGCAGGTGAAATCAGTATTGATAGTACTATTGATACTGCTAGAGTACATGATGGCACAACTGCTGGTGGTTTTGAATTAACACAAAATACTGCAACGCAGACACTTACTAATAAAACATTAACTAGTGCAGTATTAAACACAGGTGTTTCAGGAACGGCAGTTTTAGACGAAGATGATATGTCTTCTGACAGTGCAACTCAACTTGCAACTCAACAATCTATTAAAGCATATGTTGATTCTCAAGTGACTGCACAGGACTTAGATGTTACTTCAGATAGTGGTACGATTGCTATTGATCTTGATAGTGAAACGCTTACGATTGCAGGCGGAACTGGAATAGATTCAAGTGCAACAAGCAACACTGTAACTCTTGCTATTGATAGCACAGTTACTACACTAACAGGCACACAAACACTTACAAATAAAACATTAACTAGCCCAACTATTAATAGTGCAACTATTGCTATGGGTACTAATAAGATTACAGGTATGGGTGATCCAACAAGTGCTCAAGATGCAGCTACAAAGGCATATGTTGATGGCGAGTTATCTAGTCTAAGTTCAAATAGTTTATCTGAAGGTAACACAACTTGGGTAATTGCAGATAGTGGCACAGGTACTATAACTGCAACAGTAGATGGAACAACACACAGCACTTTTGCCGCCGCAGGTATTACACTTTCTCAAGGTGCATTTGTTGGTGATGTTACAGGTGATGTTACAGGTGATGTTACAGGAAATGCCGATACCGCAACTGCATTGGCAACTGGTAGAACAATTAGTCTTACAGGTGATGTAACTGGAACAAGTGGTTCATTTGATGGAAGTGGCAATGTAAGTATATCAGCCACTATTGCTGCAAACAGTATTGCACTAGGTACAGATACTACAGGCAACTATGTTGGCACAATTACTGGCGGTACTGGTATAGCATCAAGCGGTGCAACATCAGGAGAAGGTATTTCTCACACACTTTCAGTTGACCTAAGTGAACTAACTGATATGACTGCTACAATGACAGGTACTGACGAATTTATAGTACTAGATGCAGGTGCTGATAGACGTAAGGCGGCAAACGAAATTGGATTAAGCATTTTTAGTAATGACGCAGGCTTTACTACTAACACAGGTGATATTACTGGTGTAACTGCTGGTACTGGATTAAGTGGCGGTGGATCAAGTGGGTCTGTTACACTGAATGTGGATTTATCAGAACTTACCGACATGACTGCTGCGATGACAGGCACTGATGAGTTTATAGTACTGGATGCAAGTGCAGATAGACGTAAAGCTGCAAACGAAATTGGATTGAGTATCTTTAACAACGATTCTGGTTTTACTACAAACACTGGCGATATTACAAATGTTAGTGTAAGTGGAACAGGATTATCGGGCGGCGGTTCAAGTGGCAGTGTTACAATTACAAGTAATGCCACAAATTCAAATACAGGTAGTACTATTGTTGCTCGTGATGGCAGTGGAAATTTTAGTGCTGGTACAGTTACGGCTACATTGAGTGGTACGGCTACTAATGCAACAAATTTTAATGTTGCAGCTGATAATAGCACAAACGCTACACATTATATAATTTTTACAGGTGGTACCAGTGGAAACCAGCGTCCAAATAGTGATACTGGACTAACATATAATCCAAGTAGTAATACATTAAGTACAACAAACTTTTCAGGTACTGCAACTTCTGCAAAATATGCTGACTTGGCAGAAAAATATACCAGTGATGCAGACTATGATGCTGGTACTGTCTTAGTTTTTGGCGGCGAGGAAGAAGTTACAATCTGCACAAACAAGTATGATAAACGTATTGCTGGTATTGTAAGTACTGATCCTGCATATTTAATGAACAGTGAAGGTCAAGGTGCTACTGTGGCACTACTAGGACGTGTTCCGTGTAAAGTTATTGGTGAAATACGCAAAGGTGATTTAATGGTTGCTAGTGATACACCTGGACATGCAATGGCATGGCGTGATGAAAGTAATCCTTATATTGGTAGTGTAATAGGCAAAGCATTAGAAAATAAAACAGGTGCAGGTACAGACGTAATAGAAGTTGTTGTAGGCAGAATATAATGCCTGCAGGTAAATTTTATACTGCAGATTACACTGGTGAAACAGTATCTCATAATGTAAGTTGGAAAAACAGAAACGATCCAAATAGTATGATTTGGGTTGAAAAAACTGTTATCAATGATACACATAATGGTATTGCTCATGTCATAGGAAATAGCACTAGTAGACAAGGTTTTGATCTTAATTTACTAACGGGACAAACTGGTGGCGAGTATGGAGCTCAAAGTGTAGGACAAACATATGGTTGCAACCTATTATACAAAGATTTTTCACCAACGTTTTTAATATGTATTAACAAAAAAATATGTGCTGATATTGCACTATCCGAATATACAAAAGATAATATAGTTTACAGTAACGTAAAAAATATAATACAACACCAAGGTCATTTTTATCTGTATCCTCAATTGTTCACAGGAAACACAGGAAGTTTGGCACTAAGATTAGCGTGTGCTGACGGGCATAAGAAAATATATATGATAGGAATGACAACATATAATACGCCTGAAGATAATATATATTTTGAAACGCATGATGCTTATGGTGCAGTTAATACGGAAGGTGCAAACAGCAAATTTATATCTGATTGCACAAAAATATTTTTAACATACAATGATGTGGAATTTTTTTACGTTGCTAAAGATGCTGGACTTATGCCGGAAGAATATAACTGGTGTCCTAATGTTAAAGAAATAACATATAACCAGTATTACAGTTTTGCAAGTTTAGGTGCAATTGCACGGTAACTTATAAGTTACACATTGTATCTTCTATTGTTTTAATTTTGCTTATAATTTCATCTACTTGAAATGTTGTAAAAACACCAGGATGAAGTGGCTTCGGCCAACTATCTAGTTTGCTCCAAGCATATCCTTTATGTTCTTCATTTAATTTAGGAACAAATTCTTCTTCTATTAGACAAACATATGTAGTATATGTAAAATTATTTTTACTGTTTGTAAATTTTTCCACAGGAATAGTTTTAAGCACTAGTGGCATAAACCCTATTTCCTCTACTATTTCACGTTGCAGTGCAGTGAATTCAGTTTCATTCTTTTCAACTTTCCCACCAACAAATGCCCAGGTGCTATCATACCTAGCACCACTACGTAGTACAAACAAGTATCTACTAGTTTTTTTACTTAAAAAAAGTGCGCCTACACTTTGATTAATTTGTTTATTTTGCTGACTCATTTAAACTATCGATTACACTATAGATATTTGGCTCTTCACCATACGGATTATACAGACACTTATATTTTCTAGGGCAATTTTTTTCTATTGCCATTTCATAAGTTCTATTCTGTCCTTGATATATACAAACTTCGTCACCGTTTTTTGCTCTTATTCTTTTTTTCAGCATACAAGTGACCATTTTAGGTTTTTTTGTTATTCCTTGATTAAATTTCTGACTACGTGAATATTCGTTCTTTTTCCCGTATATTTTTTTATCGCCTTTAGGCTGATACATTTTACCACCTGCATCTATTGTAGTAGGATTAAAAATAAGAAATACAGATATTATAATACTATAGACCAATCGCCTGCCTTATATTCGCCTTCATAAGACTTTATCCACTCTGTTCCAGTCCATTTATATTGTAAATTTGTAGTAGTGTTAGTTACATAATGTATACCTTCTTCGGCGCTGCTATTAAAAGCAATTTGCCAAACTGTTCCATTATACTCAATTATATCGTTTGCACTTGCTACCAAATCTCCCCAAGCATCAGGGCCATCTGTGTTAGAGCTGTCACCAATTGCATTAAGTATAAGATATCTTTGACCAATTGCAGCAGTTGCTAATCCTGCATCAGGTCCACTTTTAAGAGGATTTATTATTTTTGTTATAGCAGGCAAGTCGTTTGTTGGAATAGTGTCGCTTTGTACTGTCCATAATAATTTGTGAGGATCACTAGGATGAAATGCAATAGTACCTACAATTTCAGCAGTGCCTCCGGTTTCTAAACGTAATTGACTTATGCCACTTTGTAATTCACCATATTGGTTTATAAGTGCAGCCCAACTTACGTCATCTGTACCTACCTTTGTTGGAGGATCATTTAACGGACTATAATCTACTTTATTTGTTGTTGTCTCATTCCTGTCTAAGATCTGTACAGTATTACCCAATAATATTATACCAAAGTTCATTGGTGTAAACTTTTGTCTTGTACCTAATAGTATCTCTCCATCAATTACACCGTCTGCTATGCCACCATTATCATCGTATATACTTGCAACAATTTTATTAATTACTCCTAATTTTTTTACTTTTGCAGGTGCACTTAAAAATATTGGTACTGTAAATTGTAGTGTGGCAATATCTATTTGATCATCAACCCCCTGTGGTATTGACCTACTACTAAACTGTGTACCACTAAGTTCTATGTAACTTAAACTTGTCCAATCTAAATAATTATCTGTACTTTGTATTTCTAATGCTGGATTAAAAAGTACTAATATTTGTTCTAACAATTGTAATTTTTGATTTGTATTACTTGTCCATATATCAACACTCATTTGTAATGTATAAGGAACAGGCATCATTCTTTCTATAGTAAATGCATTTCCTTGTTGTGTAGTATAACTATTTGTGTTAGCGTCAAACTTTCTCATACGTATGTGTTTTTTGTCTACAAAAGTTGGATCCTGTCTGCGTTCTGGATTATACTCTAAACCTGTAATGTAGCAACTTATCATAGGTGTAGGTAATATTTTATTTTCACTGTTTTCTCTTACAATTGAACTTACCATACGTGTCGCATCACCATACTTTACAGGTACAGTTTGTAATGTGGTAAGTCCATCTCGGTCTTTACCATATTCAACTTGAAAGTTACTGAAAGCACGAATAAACTGTAATAGAAATCTTCTTATTTGTTGATCGTAGAAAAATTGTTGTGGCATTAATCTTCTCTAGGTTTAAGTGCTTCACTTAATGACTGTCTACTATCTTGTACAGTATTATCATCTGCAATAAATGTACCAGTATTGTTTATAAAGGTATCTCTTTGTGTATTTCCTGTACCAGGGGTTAATGGACTACGCACATCATCTTCTATTTTTACCCAACGAGATCCATTATATCTAAATAGTCTATTTGGTAAAAAGTCTAATCTTAAAACAAAATCACCTTCTTGTGAGTCACTAGGAAAACTTGTACCCATTGTTACGTTTTCTCCATTAGGCGCAAGTCCATCACCTACTAAGTAACCGCTGTATGCATTTGTATTTTGTGGAGTAATTCTTCTTGCATCTGCACTTGCATCAGTATTATCTGCATTAAGTTGTGTATCATCTGCATTTACACCTTTTGGTTCTAGTGGTGTCCCATCAGGTCCTGTAGGTACTATATAATATTGGTCAGTTTTATATCCGCTTTCTGGAACCTCTGCTTCAGCAGCGGCTACAACTTTATTGGATATTTCTAATTCTTTATTGTAAGTACTTAGCAAATCACGTAGTGTATTTGTAGTTTCGTTTCCATCTTTATCTGTTTGTATTAGATTAAGTATATCATTATATTCTTGTGAATCTACTAATGGTGTGCATTTAATACGCCATAAATGACTCCACCATGTAGGACTAAACCCTTCACTAGGCCTTGTGCCTTCTTGTACTACATAGTACCGTTTAAGACTAAGTTCTACACTTTCATCTAATGCACTATAATCAGTTAAATGAGGTAGTTCTATTACATCACCTGGCATAAGTTTACGCCCTATATTATTAACCATATCGTTTTCATGCAATGTAATAAACAGTGTGTCGTTTGCTAAAAATAATCCAAACTGGCTTAAATCAAAATCTGTATCTGTAACACTGTATATACCTCTGAGACTATAAATGTCTTGATCGTATTTTCTATCTCTATTTTCTAAAAATAAAAAATCCTGTATACCCAGTGGATCAGGTTCTACATAGTTTGGTTGGCTAGGATCATCACTTTGTCCTTGACTTTGTATGCCAAGGTACTTGTGTACATTTAATCCTGTACCACCAACAGTAAACATTTCCTTAATTCTTCTATCAAAGAATCTATAATCATTGGTGTGAGCACCGTCTTTCCATAGTGATATTCGTGGCATGTTTTTTCCTTACGTACTATTTATCGTATTAAATAAACGTATGAAACTTGATTTACATGGACTTCCTATACATAGTGCATGGAGTGTATTTAATAGTAAAATACAAGATGCTTACTATGAGAAATTGAAATATGTAGTTGTTGTTACTGGACAAGGTGCTATAATGAAAGAATTTCCTATATGGGTTAGTAATCATCCACACACAAAATCATGCAGTAGAACTCCACACAATCCTGGAAGTTTCAAAGTTTTTCTTATAAAATAGGTTGACACTTCTCTAAACTATGTTATATTAATTATATAGTTAGAAAAGAGAAGAGGACCAATTATGCAAACAATCTACAATTTACCCAAATTATACAAAAGAGATACTACTGGAAAAGTACGTGAGTGGACTATGCAGTATGGTTGGAACTTAGATGAAACACAAGCAGGTACAAGAACTATCTCAGGTTTGCAGGATGGTAAAAAAGTTACAAGTGAATGGTATATTACTGAAGCAAAAAATGTAGGCAGAGCAAACAGTACTACAAATATTACACAAGCAAAAGCAGAAGCACAAGCAGAATGGGATAAAAGAGTAGAAAAAGAGTATTTTGAGGATATTAATGAAATTGATTCTTATACTGCTTTTAAGCCAATGTTAGCACATGATTTTACAAAGACTCCTGTAGAAAGTGGCTATACACAACCTAAACTAGATGGTATTAGAATGGTTGTAAACAGTAGAGGACTTTACAGTAGAAGCAATAAAAAGATTGTTGCAGTTCCACATATTGCAGAGCAATTAAAAGATTTTATCAAACAGTTTCCTACAGTTACATTAGACGGGGAACTTTACAATCATGAACTTAAAGATAACTTTCAAAAGATTACAAGTTTAGTAAGAAAAACAGTAAACTTAGGCGCAGATGAATTAGCAGAAAGTGCTGAATTAGTACAGTATCATGTTTATGATATGTTTGATAGTGCAAATCCAGATATGACTTTTACACAAAGAGCAAAGTGGATAAGTGAAAATGTTTCAGGTAATAACATAGTTTTAGTAAAATATGACGAAGCAAATACATCAGCAGATATAGACAAATTGTATGGTGAATATACAACTGCTGGATATGAAGGTCAGATGATTAGGCAGGATACTGCTTATGAATTTAAGAGAACTAAAAACTTGCTAAAGAGAAAAGAGTTCATCACAGAAGAATATAAAGTTGTAGAAATACAAGAAGGTAATGGTAATTGGGCAGGGTATGCAAAAAGATTTATACTTGAACTTGCAGACGGTACACAATTTAGTAGTGGAGTTAGAGGTTCACAAGACAAACTTGCACAGTTACTAAATGATAAAGATACTATTAATTGGGCAACATGTAGATACTTTGAACTAAGTAATGACGGCGTTCCTAGATTTCCTGTTGTTATTGATTATGGATCAGGCGAAAGGGACGACTAATGGCACATACATCAGAACTAATGGAAACCCGAGGACATCATTTAGTAGGTGTACAATGGCCTGTAATTGGTAGTAAAGGTGATGAGTACATTGTTACTATGTATGATAGAGGTTGGGAATGTACCTGTCCTGCATGGCGTAAATGTAAACATATAAAAGGTGTTGAGCAAGGTTTAGTAAATGATAAAGGAGAATGACATGTTTAATCCTGATGTAATGAAAGAAACTAAATTTCCCAAAGGAATGTCTGCAAATTATGAATTTGACAATTATATATTAAGTATAGTCAAAAATGAAATATCATATGGAAACGATAAAGGATTGTATGAGATAAGTGTATTTGATGCAGGAAATCAGATTGAATTGCCTGGTATCACTGACAAAGGTGACACTGTAAGAGGTTGGTTGACAAAAGACGATGTTAATAGTATTATGAAGAAACTAACAATCATTACAGGCACAAATGCAAAACTTTTATGAGGGAATAATGAACGACATACTACAGGACATACAAGAATTAGAAGGCACAATAACTAGTTTAAAAAATGTAAATAACAAGCCTGAAGTTATATCTGCAATTAGAAAAATTGATGATATAATTGATCGCAAAAGAGAAGAGTTTAACAGGTTAGAAGAGCAAATACAAAAGGAATACTTTAATGGCTAGTATTACTGCACTAAAAGGTAAAAAATTATCTAAAAAGAAAACTATAACACGTAGGAAAACTACAGGTGCAAAGGCGGCACCTTTGGATGATTACAAAAAACATACAGACTATTTCCATTTCAATGTAGATTCTAAAGAATGTGTTACAATAGTCAAGGCACACATAAAGAAAGTTTATGATAAAGAACGAGTTAGGATAATTCTTAAAAATAAAGAAACTATGTTTGCTAAACAATTTGTAGCATCTTATTGCCACTGGGTAGCAGAAGGCAAAGATGCCCCAGAAGATAGTGTAAATTGGATGACAGGATACTTTGATCAACTTTATAATAAAGGGCTATCTATTGTAGAAGAAGTAAAAGCAGAAGAGGCTAAAACACCTAAAAACGTTTATGTGCCTAGTATACAAGAACGTATAAAAGAAGCAAGTAGCAACATTATTGCAGAAATAGATGAACAAGTAGATAAATTTATTGAAGACCCTAAATCATTTAAAAAATTTGATAGTGTAAAATTCTTTAGAGCAATGCAAGTTAACCAAGCACATGCAAGACATATTCGTAGTTACTATGAAGGAATATTAGGTGAATATCTGATGTTGCAAAAACCTGTTAGTGAACAAGACGAACAACTTAGAGAAGGTTACTCACATCTAGATAAAGTAGATGTTAAAAAAGCAGTAGATCTGTTTCAGGGTATTGTGGGTGCATGTGATTTAATTACTGCAGAAAGCAAAGCAAATAGAAAAACAAGGTCACCTAAACCTAAGAGTGCAGAAAAATTAGTTGCAAAAATGAAATACTGTAAGTCAGACGAAAAGTACAAAGTTGCTAGTATAAATCCTGCTGATATTATAGGGTGTAATGAACTGTGGGTCTTTAACACAAAGACAAGAAAAATAGGCAAGTACATTGCAGAAGAACACCAAACTCTACAAGTTAAAGGTACAACATTGCAATTCTTTAATGAAAAAGAGAGTATAGCAAAAACACTACGTAAGCCTGAACAACAACTTGCAGAATTTAATAAAAGTGGTAAAGTACAATTACGTAAATTTTTACCAAATATAAAAGGTGTTGAGACTAAACTTAATGGTAGGATTAACAATGATACAGTTATACTTAAGGCAGTCAATAATTAATAAATAGTGTATATACAAGGATACACTAATGGCGACACTAGCAAGTTTAAGAGCAGACACAATAGACTACATCCGTTTTCGTTTAGGCGACGGGATGGTAGATGTAGAACTTGATCCAGATCATTATGATAATGTAATAGACAAATCTATAAAACGTTTCAGACAACGTAGTCAAAATGCATATGAAAGTTCTTATGTATTTTTAAGTGTTGTCAAAGAACAACAAGAATATACATTACCTGATGAGATAGAGGAAGTACGTCAAGCATTTAGACGTAGTGTAGGAAGTGGCAGTAGTGATACTGGCACACAGTTTGAACCATTTGAGGCTGCATTCCAGAACACTTACTTGCTGCAAAGTGGTAGAATAGGTGGTATGGCTACATATGAAATGTACTATCAGTACCAAGAATTAAGTGCAAGGTTATTTGGCGGATTTATTAATTTCGAATTTAATCCTGTAACTAAAAAGATTACACTACTTCGTAAGTTTAGTGCAGACGGTGAACAAATTGTTCTTTGGACATATAACTTACGTCCAGAAAGTAGACTACTTGAAGATAGACATTCAGGTCCTTGGATACAAGACTATGCACTTGCACTAGCAAAATACACACTAGGTGAAGCACGTAGTAAGTTTAGTACTATTGCTGGACCTCAAGGTGGCACAAGTTTGAATGGTGATGCATTAAAAGCAGAAGCACAAGTTGAACTTGATAAATTGGATGAAGAACTACGTAATTATGTAGATGGTTCTGATCCACTTTCATTTATAATAGGTTAAAAATTGATTAAATGCCCATTGCCCTATATGCACCAGTTTATTGGTCAAAATTTCACGAAACCTTGTTGTAATTTTACAGAAAATAGCAACCTTACACCTACACAATACTGGAATAGTAAAGAACTAGCAACAGTACGCTCAGAACTTGAAAATGGAATATGGCCAAAAGGATGTAGTAATTGTAAACAACTTGAAGAAAATAATCAATTAAGTTTGCGACAACGCAGCTTACAAGAATATAAAATACCTGTTACTCCAAGTGTAGAATATGTAGATTTAAGGCTGAGTAATAAATGTAATTTTGCATGTAGAAGTTGCGAGCCTATTTTTAGTAGCAGAATTTCAAAAGAAAACAATAAACATAATTTAAAAGAATATTATGGATATTCTTTAAGTAAGAATTATATTGAGCATACAGAACAAATATCCCAAGATATAAAAAAAATAGTTCCCAAAGTAAAAAAGTTAATGTTTACTGGAGGAGAACCAACCTATATTCAGCAATTTTATGAGATTTTAGATACTTGTTCTGCAGAAACAAATTTATTAATTACAACGAATGCAAGTATGATAAATGATATCTTTTTAAATTGTATAAAAAAATTTAAAAACCTACATATTACTATTAGTATAGATGCAGTTGGACACCCTGCAGAATATATTAGGTATGGTACAAATTGGGATACAATAGATCAAAATATAAAAAAGATATTGTCACTAAAATGTAGTGTTATGTTTAACACTGTATTAAGTGCATATAGTGTGCCTCATATTGAAAGTTTAGTAGATTACATAATTGAAAATGAACAAGATGCTTATGGTGCAGACATGTATATATGTGATTTCCCACAACATTTACATCCGTGTATATTACCAAAAGAATTTCGTAAGCAGTTGACAGATAAAATAAATTGTAGTATTGTAAAGTTAAGTAATAGCAAAAGAGTTGACGATTATGATAATGCAATTAAAGTTTTAAAAACACTAGTAATTCAACTTAAGACAGATTATAGAGATAACATAAAGTTTAAGGCATTTACAGATAAACTTGATGTAATACGGAAACAGAAATATGATTATAGGAATATGTGGACTAATTGGTAGTGGCAAAGGCACAGTTGCAGACATACTTGTAGAACAAGGATACAAAAAAGTTAGTTTTGCAGATAAACTAAAAGATGGTGTTGCTACTGTATTTGGTTGGGATAGAGCTATGCTTGAAGGTGATACTGATGAAAGCAGAGCCTGGCGTGAACAACCTGATGAATTTTGGACTGCTGAAACAGGCAGAACAATTACTCCAAGAATAGTGCTACAAGAGTTTGGCACAGACTGTATGCGAGATGGTTTCTACGATGGTGTGTGGGTTAGTTTACTAAAAAAAGAACTTGTAGAAAATCCTGGCGACTATGTCATACCAGATGTAAGATTTTCAAATGAACAAAATATGATACGTGATATCGGTGG